ATATCTCATCGATTTCCTCGCCTGCGTGTTGCATAGGATAGTCATTTTCAGTGATATCCTGCGCCAATGTCAAATTTTCATCAGCCATTATCTCGCCCCCCTTAAAGCTGTTCTTCTACCGACAAACCTACCGCCGAAATATCAGCACTCAGTCCGCCGTCAAAGTTAAAACCAAGATTTGTTATCGGTATATCATAGCTGTCTGCACCGTTGGTGTAGGTCACCACGTCCCCTATGTCGAAACGTGGATCACCAAGTCTGTGGTATAGCTCAGTGGTATACCACGAAAAACCACCTATCCTGCGCCACAGAGATTGTAGCAAAGACTCTGTCATGTATGGATTTTCAAACTCTAGCACACGTCCTTGCGTGGTATCTGTTACACCAAGCGACAGCGTTACATCATCACTCACTTTGCAGATAATGCCCACGATAACGTTTTGTCGTTCGCTAAGAGTAGGCAGATCTATTGTGTTGTTATCCAATGTTTTCACGCTCTTACCATACCACTTTCGGACGTATTTTCCATACCTGTCAACATACCCAAACTCGCCCTGAGCAGAAGCCAGATAGGACAGCATTTGGCGCATGGTCACGTCTTTTGGCACGGAGCCGACCTTGAAATAGAAATACTTTGAGTACAGCACCTTGCCGTTCTTATCTATCAACCTTCTGCCGTTCTTGTCACGCAGTAGTCGCACCTCTGTGTAATCATTGCCGTTTTGCAAGCCCAATTGTCTGCATATGTCGTCTTCAACGGATCTATTCCAGTTTGGCATAGGGATATGCGGCACATATGGTTTGTCCGAAAAGTACAGCCTGTCCGCCATTGTCAGCTGAACACTGCCGCCCGACTTTTTCGACTTCACGCAGGTAAAACGCCCCATTGGGATCTTTTCGTCTGAAAGTATGCCTCTAGTTTCGTAGTCTACGAGATACAGATATGTATCATACTCCTTGCCAAGAAACGCTGTTTCAGTGTCACTTATGGTCATGTTCCACGATTGCGAACACACGGCACCCAGTTCGATGTCGTCTGAAAGTGATGTTGCCTGCACGGAGCTGTCAGCTGACATAATGCTGTCACCTGATATAACGCCCTCTGCATTCTCTATCCACAGCCGCCAAGTACGGCAATAGCTCTCAATACGCTGAGAGACGGTTTCATTCTGCACAGTATACATATTCACCGCCTCCTAGCATTCGATAAGATCTACTGTAACATTTTTTAGATATTTCATCGGCGAGACCCACTTTAGCACACCATATTTTGTGTCGCCTGCATACATGGTGCACGTTTGCTCAACAAATGTTTCATCTGTAAACGTCACGCTAAAAAATGGCTTGCTTACGTTAGAAATGTATTGATTTATCAGTGCGACTTGCTCACCTGTGAGGTGTACCCACGATATGATTAACTTCTTCTTTATGCACACCATATCGCCGACTAGCTTTCCATTTGCCGAACGTCCTGTATTGTCCGACCAGATTTTGTTGTTCTGTACCTGCAAATCTGCAGGTACAGGCATTTCTACGCCGTCGAATTTTAGCATTGTGTCACCACCTCACTTTAGTGCAACGGACTCTTGCCTGTCCGTCTGGTTGTATCGTTTATCCCGTCAACAGCAACTTTCACGAAACTGTTCTTGTCAGGAACGATTTTAACTGTCATTTCATTGTTTCTGCTACCGCTGTTCTGAGTATCTCGGTTTGCTTCACGTACTGCCTGATATACTGCTTGACTGATTGCCGCAGTGATCTGATCATTATTTGCAACGGCGTTTCTGCTACCGATAGAACCGACCATTTCAGGTGCACCGTTTTCTCTTGCAACAAAAAGCTGACCTGTCGCAGGATAACCGCCTCTTGCATATCCCTGAACACGATATCCAGGTGCTGTATAGCTTATCTGTGGTATAGATACAGCTTGTCCCATAGCGGCAAGAATGCCATTTGAGGCTATCTGTATTGCAGGTACCGCACTATTGAACGAATTGAAGAACTGGACGTGGAAACTATCTGCCTTGTCGAGAATTGTGTTGAAAATGTCAACTATATCATTGATGAGGCTGTTTTTCCTCAGGTCAATGCCGTTTTTAAAGCGGTCTATAAATTTGATACCGATTGAGGTTGTCGTGGACTTTGTATCAAATTTTTTAACGGCTGATTTTGCTGTATTTGCTACGTAAGTGTTCATAAACGTTGACAGCGATTTTATGCCGTTCATGAAGCCTTGGAGGAAAAAGACACCCTGCTGAAACGTCTTTCTTGACGGCGAATGTTCATCAAGAGCTGTTGCACTTGCTTTGACTGCCGCAAGTCCTATTTGTGACGCTACCTCAGTTACGCTTTTGCTCTTTGACTTAATACCCTCTGCCAATCCTAAGCTTCCATTTTCACCATTCTTTGTCATTTGATACATGAATTTTGCGCCATAGTTTCTGTCAATGTCAATGCCCAAACTATCAAACAGGTTAGAAATTTCACTGCTTATCGGCTTATAGGCGTTCCGTACTCGTTTACCAACTATGTCGGTAAGATTTTTTTGGTATTCTTCTTCTCCTCCGAACCCTGTTTTCAACGTTGCTTCCATTGCTTCTTTTGCGGTTGCTGTTGCGTTTGTAGTACCCTCTGCAATGGCATTCTCAAACTCATTGTAAATGCCATTAACAATGCCTGACATCGTATTTTTTAGATTTGTCTTTTGTTTCTCATAGTCAGAATCTATCAGTTTTATCATATTTGAATACAGTTGCATATTTTCTTTGTACTTCGACTCGTCAATAAGTCCATTATTAAACATGGCATTTACCTTGAGTTTAAACGTTTCCAAAGATGTTTTTACGCTTGTATGGTTATCTTCTATGTTCTTTGATAAATTCTTGTAGGTTGTTTTGAGCTCTTCAGCTTTTTCTTTGAAAGTATCAAGATCTTCAAAGTCTATGTTAGCAAATCCTTTTACAGCATCATTAAATTTGACTTGTTCTTCACTTGCTGTTACACTCAACTCTTGAATGGTACTCATTACATCTTGCAAGTCTTTTATATCTTTTTCAGTTGCGTTTCCTGTTGACATTTTGTCGAGTAATTCTTGTGCACGATTATTCAAATCGTCGGTAGAATTTTCAAAATCTTTTTGGAAGTTCTGGAGAATTGTTGTCATGCTACCAACATCTATGCCAAGGCTTTTTGCGGTCTTTTGTGACTGATTACGAAAAGCAGTGAAGATTTTATCTGTGTTGAATGAAAATTCTGATTTCATGTTTTCAACCAGACTATTGAGAGAGTCTTTTATTTTCTGTATTTCGTCTGCTGAAACTGTCTGTGTGTCTTTCAATGACTGTTGAAAATTATTAAGAACTGACAAGCTTTGCTCAACAGAATCATGTGCATCGCTTATCTTGCTATCATAATCAGATAATTCCTTGTTTAACTTCTGAACTGATGAAAATTGAGCATTGAGATAATCTGTGAATTCATCAATTTTCATTCCGCCATTATTAAATAGTAAACTATCGCTATAAGCTTTGTCAGCAGCGATTATTTCATCGTCTACGCCTTTAAGCGCTCCGACCATTCCCGCTATAGCTGTCGTTATAATTCCGATAGCAAGACCTGTTCCGCCACCAAACAGCCAGGATACTCCCAATCCACCTACGATTAACGCAGTATCTCCTAGTGCCGATTTCCATGTAAGAGTATCTGATGATAGCTTATTAAACAAATTATAACTGCCAATGCCAGCACCTACCATTCCAACAATTGTTCCAAGTAGCTTTGCAACAGGCGATAACTTGCTTCTGAATTTTTTAACTCCGTCATTCATCTTTCCAAAGAATGATGTAGCCTCAGAATTTTTAAACCCGTCCATGAAGTTTTTCAGCCACTTTTTGCACGTTTTTATAACGCTTAGACCTCTAAACGCCCTTTTAAGCTTCTTCACCCAGTTAATCAGGTTAGCAATTTTGTTTACTGCCCATACTGTTGCCAATAGTCCTGCAATGACTTTAATCATATCCTTGTGCTTTTTGAGCCAATTGTAGAGCTCTTTCAGCTGAGCTTTGACTTTTTTGTAAAGTGCGTCCGTCTGCTTGTCAAGTCCTGCAAGAAAGTCATATTCAGGCAAATCAATGCCGAGATCATATTTATTGCCTGTAGTATCTCCGCTGTCATTGCCGTTGTTCTTGTCAAGGTTGAGCTGATTTATCTCATCAAAACTAGCAAGAGCAAGCAACGCTTTCTTTGTTTCCTTGACAGACTCTGTTGCATCATCTGCATTTTCTGTTACACTGCTTAGACCTTTGCCAACCTCAGAATAATCTATCGTTGGCAGCTCAAAGCCTAACCACTTTGCAATGGCGTTAGCGGCGTCTGTGAGCAGTCTTACAAACACTTGCACATACGGTATCATCTTCACAGCAAACACGCTCACAATGTTTCCTATGGCTCTCTTTAACTGTTCAAACTGTTGCTGCAAAATTCTCATAGAGTTTGCAGGCGTGACGATGGTTCTTGCCATGTCGCCCATAACATTTGTAGATTGCTGAAGAATAGCGACGTATCTCAGTTGTGATTTCTGAGCCTGCGTCATGGTGTTGATGTTCTGCTGAATACCATTATCATAGGCTATCTGCTGAAGTGTTGCGGCGTCAAGGGCATAACCCAATCTACGCAACGGTTCAAGTTCTCCAGAAATACCAGATTCAACTTTCTGCATAGCATCTTCTATGGAGATGTTGAAGAATGATGCTATATCATAGCCTATCTGCGTCAGGTTTTTGGACATTATGTTTGACTTTTCAGCCGCAACTCCAAAGCCTGTTGTTATCTGCTTGAACACGCCCTGAAAGCGTATCCACTCAGAAATATCAATGCCAAGCAGACTATTTACTTTTTCGGCATACCTATATGCTTCTTCGGAATAATCGCCCATAGCTACTGTAAATAGGTTGATGTTTTCGACATACTCGTTTGACGATTGTAAGCAATCGGCGAGTGCATCTGCAGCTCTATTGACTGTGACGTAAAGTGCGGCGGCTCTTATTCTTGCGTCCTTAAAAACTGAGGACAAACTGGTATAGGATTTTACAGTTACGGCATTTGCAGATGCAAGGTTTCCGTTTCTCGCAATTGAACTCTTCATAATCCCATTAAGTGCAACAAGTCCGTTTTCCGCCTTTGAAACCTGCGTTGTCAACGGCTCTATAGCGGTGGTAAGCTGGCGTATTCTCGTTGCGAACTCATTGATTTTCTCTGTATCGAGTGACTTTGTGATATCAGGTATCTTTTTGAGACTGTTAAGAAATGGCGAAAGATTATTCTTACCCATTTCCTGCATTGGCTTACACGCCTCTGTAATAGCCGTTATATTCTCTTTAAGCACACTCACATTACTCATGCCGCTTACTGCATTGCACGCCTCAGAGAGTTTTTTGATGCTGTTCACGGTCTTTGTAACATTCGGAGACTTTATCTGTGATAGCTTTGAAACGCTTTCAACAAGCTTTGCAAGCTTATCCACACCTGATATAGCATTGGCACTTGCCGCTATTTTGTTGAGCTTTTCGGAAAGCTTGTCAAGCCCCGAAAGTTTGCCTACTGACTTTTTTAGCGTTTCGAGCCTAACAATCAGCTTATCGAGCTTTTTTTCAGCGTTATCGGACGAAGCTTCTACTTTCAAACTAAGCTTATCGATGTCTAATCCCATACTTTTTCACCTCCTATATAAAAAAATAAGGGTGGCAATAAGTCTGTTTAATTGCCCTTATTTGCCGCCCTTCCTTTATTAAATGCTTCTGCAAATTTCCTGAAATTCTCCGCATTTTCTCGCATGATGTCATCATACGTTTTTTCATTATCCTTGTCGGCTTTGAAAATGTCATGCGGTTTATCGGGATATTTGCCGTCTTTTGAAAAACAACTTGTTATGGCTTCTTGAACATATAGTCCCGTTAGCCATGCATTGAAATTGTCCTTTTCTCTCTTTGCTTTTTGTGTCATCTCATCAGCTTTGCGAAAGGCAACTGCCAAACAGCAGTCACCTTCCCAAAACTCTTTGGCAGTCATGCCTATGGATAAATACAATGGCAAAGCTTTTAGAAATGTTTGAGTATATGTTTGCTCTTTCGGAACGTTGTCTACTCTCCAACGCTCCAGGTTATCAAATTTTCCCTATCCTCAGCAGGGTCATTTGTTGTCAGTGTCTCGATAGTTTCGCTGTACATTGAGAACAGAGTCTCTATAAGCTTGTCCTTATCAGCGAAAAGAGCCTGCATCTTGTCAATCTGTTCAGGCTTTACGTTGCGGTGATTTTTCTTGAAAGCACCTGCGAAAAGCTCGTTCAGAGTGTTCATTGGCTTGTCTGAGAGATCATTCAGAGTGAAGCCGTTATTTTCCATTTGTCTTACTGTACGTCTTGAAAATTCAAGGACGTAGTGCTGACCTTCGTAATTGAAATTGATTGTCTTTGCCATTGTTTTATCCTCCTAAAAAAAATTATGTATCTGAAACTGTTGTCGGAGTGATATCGCTCTGCGGATAAGAAGTGATTTCCATTTCTCTCTTGCCGCCGACTTCGCCGCCTTTGATGTTGACAAACATAGAGCCTGTCCATGTCCACGCACCATATTCACCATTTGCACCAAAGCGGAGTTCAAAAACGATTGTATCGTCGCCTTCCATTGCTTTGAGCTTATCATACGCTGTTTTGGTGTAGTTCGCACCAAATGTGTAATCTGGAACATCTACCATACCTTCGGCATATTTTTTCTGCCTGCTGGACAGGTCAGATACGTCCAGCTTTTCAGGTGCAGTGAAAAGGTCTGGGTATGATGTAATGTCACAAAGCTTTGAAGCTTTGCTTTCAGCGGCCTTTTTTGCATACAAATAGGTATTAATTGTTGCTTTCTCCAACTTCATTACCTCCTATAGATTATTTCGTCCGTATCAACTTTGCACTCGAAACGCATTGTGATACGATATATTGATGTGTCAGATAGATTTTCAATAGGTTGGCAAAATGTTCTCATCATGCCGATTTTATCGAACGCGTCTGACACAAGGTTTCTGATTTTTTTGGCTTGCGTTTTCTTGCCTTTGGCGAGGTTGCTATAAACATTCACTGTGTACAGTAGGTTGCTTGCGTTCTCAATTCTGCCGCTGTCTATGTACGCAGGATCAACCGAGTTGCTTGTTTCCACGATTGATACATACGGAAATGTTGCGGGTTTATCTGTGTTTATGCTGCTGACAGATATATTTTTGAAGGCTTTTTCAAGTGCTTTCGACACTGTGTCAAACACCTTGTTTTCAATGTCAATCACTTAAAAACCTCCTTAATAATATTGTCGAGAGCATTTCGCATTTCCAACCCTGTTTCGTACATAAATGGCCTGCTTGGCATACCTTGTGTAAACTTCCACGTCCCGTCATCGGCAGGATAAAACCAGCCTATACGTCCGTCTTGCGTCGTGATATAATGCGTTCCGCCCATATACTGATAGCCACATTCGCTTATGGCTTGTCCTACATATGGCTGTGACGCGCCTTTTACACCTGTTCCAAATTCAACGAACACTGCATAATCACAGTCACAGAAAATAAAGCCAGCATTAAGCAACGGGCTATAGTAGCCGTCAACCTGACTGAGCAAATGTCCTGTATCAGGGATATCCATTTCAATGACTTTTGCTCTGCATATCGTTAGTCCATAATCAGTTAGACGCTCCACAAGCAGTTGAGCTTTTTTGTGTATCTCAGCTTTATATGCTTTCATTTGCTCAACGGCTTTTGTCAAGCTATCTTCTGACAGATTAAACGCTATCTTCCTCATTGACATTCACCTGTTTTATGGCAAACTGTATCTGATTTGGCGTAACAGAGCGTTTTTTTACAATGAAATTGTGAGGACCATTGACGTCAATATCTATCCACAGCAGTGAGTGTTCATCAATTTCGCACTTCATATCTGCGGTTGACATTGTTCTATCATAGTCCAGGTTTCGACCGAACTGTGACATTTCGCTGTCGCTTTTATTGCCTGATATCGACATATAGCACTCGCTAAAATCTGAGTAACTTATGCCTTTCTCGCCTGTCCTATAGCCTTCATCATCAAGTAAATCTTGTTCACCTAAATACAGCTTATAGCTTATTTTTGTAACGTTTCGCATTAGGTTTCTCATTACAATACCTCAGCTTTCGGAACGATTTCGTCAAGCAATTGTTGAGATACCCACGAGCTTTCATATGTACGGCTTACTCCGTTTTCAGAGTGTGCCTTTTCGCCCTCAGCTCCACGTTTGTTGTATAGGTCTATGGCAATTCTCAACTGTAAGCCTTTGTACTGTGGCTCAACCTCTGTGCGGTCTGTGCCGAAAGGGAAGCGATGTGCAAGGATAATTGATTGAGCAGTGTCTAAATACTGCATAATCAATTCCTCAGAATTTTCCTCAGGAACGCTTGCCTTAAACAGCTCAATCATATCCATTTTGCACTCTCCTTTTATGCCTTAGACGCTACTGTAGCTGAACCAGCCTTTACAGCCTTGTTGTTTGCATCTACCTCAACGATGAGTATCTTATTACCTGTTGTTGCGGTGATCTCGGATACTCCGTCCCATGCAGTGTAGCCTGACTTGCAATCTGCACCAAACTCAGGAACAGTTACACTTGATGCTGTCTTATACTTGTAGGAGTTGCCTGCTGACAGAGATGGTGATACTGTTACCTTTGTCTTGCCTGATGCACTTGTGCCAGCGACAGAATTTACTGTAAGCTCACCGATTTTGGCATTTGTGTTGATAACATAAACGTTATCCATGTCCTCAAATGATGGCAGGACGATTTCGCTTGCAAGCACTCTTATATTAACAGGGTTTTGCTGCTTGATTGTTGTGATTGCAACGCCCGTATTTACGATAGCAACATCTGCCTTGCCGTCAGCCATGAGGTCAGCCTCTTCAGGCGTTGTGCCATAAACTGTTGAGCCGAGTGGCTGTGCGGGGAGAAGTGTTACCATATCGTCTGGATAAAATCTCTTCGCTGTGCCACTTTCGTCAATAAATGACTTGTTGTTTACAACAACTGTGAGCTCAGTTTCCTCAGAGATGTACTCCTTTACAAGCTTGTCTGTTACGAGAACAACGCCACCTGCTGCCTGAGCTTTGGCAACGATATACGCCTTGACGTTCTCATTCTCTCTGATATCTTTGAGTGTCTTCTTTGACATCAGGGCGATTGCAGGATCGTTTCCTGTAAGCTTATAAATGGCATCCTTAGCGTCAAGAATGTCCTGTACAGGGTTTGAATTCTTATGATCTGTCCATGCAGCTGTACCTGTGAGAGCTTTGAAATTGTTTACCTTGAATGAGCCGTCAACGTCATACTCATACAGACAGCTTGCCTTTGCACCGTCTGACAACTCAATCTTAGGAGAACCATCAGCCGGTGAGAGAAGCTGCATGATCATTCTCTCTGGAACAACATTTGCACCATTGGTAAGGTTCTTGGCATCGCTGTAGATGTTATCAAGTACAGGCTGTACATATGGATCATTGCTGTCCTGTGCTCTCAGGATCTCCTGCCTGTCGCTTTCCTTGATGATAAAGCTATCACGGAAGAATGGCATTTCTGTCTGAATTGCAGTTACACCAATTCTATCTCTGACGGGTGCTACAGTATCAAACGCACTCTGTCTGAGTGTTACAGGCAGGCCTGACCTACCCTTAATCCACTTTATATCGATACCCTTTTTCTTTACAGGTGGGAACAGGGAAGTTCCCAGATAGCCTTCTGTATTTGCCTGCTCAAGGTACTTTGTCCAGTACATAGCAAATGCTTTAGCTGTGAAAACATCTGAAAAATTCTGCATTATGTATTGCCTCCCTTATTCAAAAAAATGTAATTCTAGGCAGTGCTGTCTTAGCCGCTGTCTGTACTGTTACGCCGTTAGCTGTCAGCTTAGCGGTTGAAACTGTTCCTGCATACACAAGTGCTACTGTCTTATCGCCGTCGGTTACGTCAACTGTGTCAAGCAGAAGACCGATAGCGGTTGAATCGTTTGCAGGAAATGGAGTTCCACCTTTTACGATTTTCTTTCCGTTGCTATCAGCTGTGATAGTGCTTGCCTTGATTGTATATGGTCTTGCTAAAAATTCGCCGTTTGCAAGAATTGTCTTATCTGCAATTACGGCTGTAGACTTCATCATATTAGCCATTTAATTACCTCCTATATGTATTTTTTTAGACCTTCCGCCGCAGTTTTAGCAATGGTTGCTCTGTCTGTAGCCAATTTCTCGGCTATCTTTTCAGCAGATGTAAGTCCGTCGTTTCCGCCTGCTCCCTGAGGCTTTGGAGTGTTCTTTAGGCCGTCTTCTTTAAGCTTATCTTCAACGGCTTTCTTTTGAGATGTGAGCATTGCGGCAATGGACTTTGCAGAATTAACTGTAGTTTCTTCATTGTCTGAAACAATGCTGTCGATAAATCCCTTGTAATCGTCCTCTTTAAGGCCACAGTTTACGAACTCCGCAACAGCTTTAGTCTTGTTCAGCATTTTCAGGTTGGTGATCTTAGCCGCCTCAGCTTCATCAGTGAGTTTTTTCAATTTCTGCTCAGCTGTCAGCTTCTCAGCTTCATAGTCATCATACTTCTTTGCCTTATCTCTGAGTGTCGCAAGCTCGTCAGCTTTTACACCGCTGGACTTGGCTGCTGTGACTTCACCATTGTGTTTGTTCAGAAATGCTGTGATTTCCTCATCTGTTGCGTTTGGGAAAATACCCTTTACGTCTTCTCTTGTCATAAGAAACACTCCTTTTCTACGTCTACGCTTATTAACGCCGGTTGCTCGGCTTGACGTTTGCTGTTTAACGCACAGCTACAATTTATTTCACAGGTTGCATAACACACCTGCAATTAACGATTTCTTTTGCCGATGCTCCCAGCGAACTATCTTGCGGAAACATCAGCTGGCTGTTGCCAATGTCAAATGGTTCAAACAAGCTCCTGACTTGTCCGTCTGCGACTCTGTGTGTATCTCGGACCTTGTTGTCCTTAAACGATACCCACATCTTCTTTGTGTAACCACTTTGATAATATCCCTCAAGGGCTGCGCACTCACACAGAGCATTAATTTCTGTGCGTGATATAGTCCTAGCTCGGCTTACCGAAAATGCGTTGTCATAATCACCACTTTCAATTAGCCTTTGGGTTGTCTGCTGAATTTCCTTTGCAAACTGTTCCGAGTGCTTAACAATCCATTTTTGGGAATATTCCGATAGCCCCTTTACATTGCTTGCTATGTTCAGAACATACTTTAAAAAATAATTGTTCGTAATCTCGATGTATGTGCTTGACATTATCGTTGCATACACTGTTGCATATAGCAGATATTTGTCGCTGTCGGTGCGCTCACGCTGTGAGGAAAATATCTTATTGAGCTCTCGCTCAAACACTGCCGCCATTTCTATTCGCAACAGCTTTTCAGCGGTTGGCAGCTCCATTTTGTTAAACCACAACACGTTAAGCTCATCAAATTTAAGCGTTGCCACTGTTATCACCGCCGTTGTTGTCCATAGCTCCTATAGCTTTGAGCATTTCATCAGCTACAGTGGTATTTACGGCAAAATTACCCGTATCTTGCTGTTGCTGTGTTGTTGCTGCTTCTAAGTATGGCTTGCTGTCCTGATAAACCTGTTCAGGGTCAGAGAACAATCCGCAGTGCAAAATAGCTATTCTTGGGTGAATGCCTGCCTGCAACATATTCATCAGGCCTTGTGTCTTGGTGAGCAGGTTGTCAGTCTTGTTTCTTGTAAACTTCACATCAATATCGTGAAGCTTAATATCTTTGACTTCCTGCTTGCAATTTCGAGTATTCTTGCAGATTTTCAGAACAACTCTTAAAAATTGCTTCTCAGGCTTTACAAACATCAATTCAAAAGCTTTGGCAGCACTTTCAGCCATTACCCAACCTTCACCGATTATCAGCGCTTGACCTGTGTTGCCGCCTGCACTTGCTCGGCGATCAGGCACACTCGCAATAGTAAGCATTCGGTCATATAGGTCATCTTTAGCTACCTGAGTCTGTGAAATATCGAGCTTTGTTTCGATATTTTTTATTGACGCTTGACGCCCTTCTTGCGAACGGGTTTTTATTGCACCAAGCTCTTTGAGCTCTTGCAGCTGCTTTTTGTCGATATCTATGTTGTCAAACCATGTAAACGCCTGTATTATCTGCTCAATTCCGTCAATGTCATTACTGTCAATGTTGTTTATAGCATCGCAAAGTGTTATAACTGTCTCAAATGAGCCTAAACGTTCAGGATTATTTTCATACTCGATAATTGGAATATATCCAATGTTGTTCGGCTGTGATCTAGCCACAACGCCTTCGCCGTTTTTGAAGTCGATACGCCAATACCATTCATTGGTGTAAATGTCAAATGACCTGTAGCTTGTTATATCTGCATTTGCAAATCTGTAGCTGGAGTATGTCACACCAATAACAGGCTTGCGTTTATAGTCATTACTGTAGATAACAAACGTGTTTCTAGGGTCAAGTATATATGTTTCAAACGGAACATCTTCGTCCACATCAGAGGGAAGTACCAGCCTATATCCCACGCCACACTGATTTATCCACTCAGCAAGCTCTCTGTCCTTGGCAGCTTTATCGTCCTCTTGCATATACTCGTTGAGAGCCGCCACACCATTATCTGATGGAGCATCGCTTCCTGTATTATCAAGCTCGCAATTTCCACGCTTAACATACTGAACAGGTTCGCCAAAGATAAAACCAACTTTGAAATTGTTTATTTCCAATGCATGGTTTTCGACAATTTTGTTATTAATCTCAGGCCTAACCTCTTTGACACGATTTAAAATTGGTTGCTTACCACGTAGATAGTCGTGGAGATACTCAATTTCTTCTCGGTTCAATTCGTGAGTTGCGACCGCTCTCCGAACTATTTCAATAATGTTTTCTTCTGTAATATCTCTTTCATTCAGAAGGATTTTTCGTCTGCCGTGTAATTCCGTATTGTTTCACCTCCGTGCAACAAAAAAAGTGCCTATCAGCTATCTTTTTTAGATAACTAATAGGCACTTGGTAATTAAACACTTGGCACTTAATATTCTTATGGTGCCGACTTTCAGGCTCACACTGTCAGCCGACATGTGCGGCGTGTTACCGCCGCTGTAAAAACAGAAAGGAGATCAAGCCTGGACAAGCTTGCATGGCAACTGCTTTGTGGGTGATACCTGGAGAGGATAGCAGCTGCCAAATGGAGCAGATATCAAGCTGGCACGCTCTCAACCTGCAAATTCAAAGCTGTACCTGTTGCAATACAGCTTTGCGATCCTGCCCGAACACTCATCAGTGTTGGCAGAGTAAAGGAATGATATGCCTTTTGATACGGGATTAAGCATTAACCCGTTGGTTGGCTGGATTTCGTTCCAGCTGACGAAATGAATTTAGCTTTAAGGAAAATAAATTCATTGTAAAAAAGTACCCTAGGCTATTCTACCCAGCGACACACAGCCATCAATGTGTGGTTTTTAAGTTATTCGTTATCGACCTTGGCCGACAGACTAATAACAGGCTTGGAGTTCCGTGTGGAAATTGCACCCACTCTGACTTTGCGGAGCATACGGGGCTTTCGCCCCGTAAATTAACTTAACGGAGGTGCTTTTCAGCACTTATGGGCAATTTAACTGCAACGTTTTTCTTGCAGCCTTTGCAGTATGGATAGATAACGCCCTTTGCGTCATTATCGACTTCCATAAGCTTTCGCTTTATGCCTGCCGCCGCACAGCTCGGACAATATACATCTATGCGCCTATTATGTATGCACCTATTATCCATTACCTATCCCTCCTGACAAGCTTATTATAATACTACTTTTCAACTTTTTCCACTTCACACTGTGTAAAATATTTTTCAACATTTTTGTGCAATATGCACTATTTTTTTCAGCGTCTGCCTTTAAGTTTCCCTTATTTAAGTCCCCCTATATAATCCTCTTGATAATCTCCACACTTGCTCCTACGCCATTTGTTGCAAACGCACACAGCTGTGCCATGCTGTCAGGGGCGTCATCATGTGCGTTTTTACCGCTCTGATTAAATGCAAACAGATTTTCAAGAAATTTATCGTACATCTCACCTCTGCCGTTATCGTTGCGATAATACACCTGCTTTATATCTGGCGCATACTGCAATATTCGGCTGAGCTTGCTCTGCGTTGTCGACGCACGTTTACTGCTGATGTTTATGTGGACGTTCTGTGCTCTCAGCTGTTTATCTATCTCATCTGCATATTCACCACCACCGTTATTACCTTCAAACCGCTCTTGATGTATCTGGTGCTGTATGCTCTTTGCCACAACTATTGGCTGTGTGATTTTTTTATCTCCCTTGCTGAACACCACGTCTTGCAAAAACAAACTTCCGTCTTCATACAGATATCCTATCGGCATTGCCAGATAGTCACCGCCCCATGCTACGTCACACACAGCTATTCTTCTTGCAGAGCCGTCAGGCAGTGTTCCGTTATACCAGTTCATTTCGTCCTTATGGAAGAGCAGACCTTCACGTTCCATAGGCTGCTGCATATACAGGCAACTAAATGTGACATTATCTATGTCTGCTTTTATGTCACGTATTTTTTTATCTGTGTACCTGTCCGCACAGTTGTAATTGAAATTACTATGGCCGTTATCGTCACATACGGGTATCGCAATAAATCTATATCGCGGATCTCCCTCATGATCAGTTCGCATTCGGCTGATAGGGTCATGCAAACTCCATATCGTACCGAGCATTATTTGCTTTACATTGTCGCCTATCTGTCGGGTTGTCAGCGTATCTCTGTAATCCTGCCACAGCGTTTCAAGCCTTTGCGGGTTTCTTGCCACTTCCGCATTTTTTACGAGGTCATCTGTTATCATGAACTTATTTGCTCTCGTTCGACCCGTTACCGAACCGCCCAGGGAGATAACTCCGATAGTAGGGAAGTCACCTTTTTTTCGGTACGATATAGTGTTGTACTCTGCACTCAGTGTAGGCATACCATTGTCAAAAATATCGTTATGCCCATATTCGCTTGTGTCCGTTAGCATTGATACCACACTGTCATACATCATTTTTGACATTCCGTCTGAGTATGACGTGTATATGTTCGCAGACTGCGGAAACAGTCCTGCGATGTATGACAGCAGAAACTTTATAAGCGTGCTCTTGCCTGCACCTGGGGGCGTGCTCAAGCTCAGAAACAGGGCGTCCTCATCGTCTATGAACTCCTGTATCTGCGTTGCCAGCTTGTGCTTGCCCTCAAGAACGGCTCTCCTTGGCGCCCAAAACTTTGCGCTTGGTTCTCTGTTCCATTCCGAAGCCAGCATATATGCGTCAAAATCGCTGTCGCCTGCCCACAGTACGAATTTGTGAGCCAGGTCATACCACTCTTTTGCGAGTTTTGCTTTGCCTGCTTTTGCAAGCTCGCTTGTTTTTCTCATTGCGTTCTCATAACTATGCTTTGCCGCCTCTATCATCGGTTTCTTCTTTTCGTCCTGCACTTTTAACGTTTCAAGCAGGAGCTGTTCTGTTTTCAACTCACCATTTGCCTGCTTTTGTGCAAGCTTAAACATATCTTCTTTGCTTAATGCTCTGTTGCCTACTACTGTCAGATCTATCATACTTTTTCTGTATGGCATAAAAATAGTGCCACACAACTAGCCTCCTTTCATCGTCAGCTATGTGGCACTTGGCACTCGGCACTTGGCACGCTCTATCTTTTTATTATCGTTCTGCTGTTATATCATTCTGTTCTTATATCATTCTACTCTTGTCGCTCTCATTTCATTATACCACGTTGAACGGCTTATGCCAAGTTCACGGCAGGCGGCGGCTACTGTCATTTCTCCGCTATCGACCTTTTGCTTTACCTCATCAGGTATGTTTACAGTTTTCGGTCTGCCTTCCTGGTAGCCCTCTTTTTGACGTGCAATAGCTTTGCCTGATTGCGTTCGTTCAAGTATCATCGCTCTCTCAAACTCGGCAAATGCCAACAGGTTTGTGGTGATCAATTTGCCTATCGGTGTGTTTTCTATCAGACCCATGTTGAGTATGTGTATCTTGACACCTTTCGCTCTCATGCGTTCGATATACTCCAAGCCTAACGCTGTTGACCGGCAGAAGCGGTCAAGCTTTGTTACTACTATTGTGTCACCTGAAACCGCCTTATCCATTATCTCGTTCAGAACCTTGCGTTCCTTTGCACCTGAGCCCTGCTCCAAATGTATTTCTGCATTTGGATAGTTGCTTTTTATAAGCTTCTCTTGGTCCTCAAAGCTGTTTCCGTCTATCTGTCCTACGGAGCTGACTCTTGCATATCCGTATACCATTGTACATCACCCTTTATGCTTACTGCTGTTCACCCTGCCTGACCTGCTGTTTCTCCATTCATTATTCTTCTTCCTGCTCGTCCTCTTTTGTTATCACATATGATCCCGTTGCTCTTTTGCCACGCGTGCTTTTTGGCTGTATGATTATTTCATAGCCCATTGCGTCTAACATTTCAAATGCTTTATCAACGCCAATACTTTTTTGCTTCAGACGTTCGGCTATAGCTGATTGTGTTCTGTATCCTAGCTTTTCTTTAAGCTCATTTTGAGTTACTCCGCGTTTTTTCATGATGTCTTTAATAGCTGTTGTGATTATCATTTAATGTCGCTCCTTTCATTGACTTCATTATATCACCTATTCATGATATTGTCAACCCCTTTTTTTATATTTTTTCTAGTCGGGGGGTTGAATGAAGGGGGTGGGTCCGTCCTGCAAGACCCCCGGGGGTGGCTCATTTTTCCGTTTATAAAGGTATATATAATAATAACGGCTGTTTATCATGATCTTGTTTGTATAAATGTGTGCAATATCTTTTGATTTATTGTACATATTCAACAAAGTTAAAAAATATCACGAAAACATGATAAAAACCTATTGACAATATCACGAAATCGTGATATTATAATTACAGAAACAAAAACCACAGCAAGACAGCCCACAGGGCAGGAGGTAAAACATGAAAAGATATTTTTGTAAAACGAACGGATATAACTGCGTTGTATTCGTGGACGAGAACGGCAAAGGGTTCATGATTTATGAAAACCTATTTGACGAAGAGCTAACAATCGACGTTGCCAAGAGCGCAAGTTATAGCAACCTTGACGGCTGTGAGACTGCTGAAGAGTGTGCACAGTGCATAGGCACGCCACAGGCAATGCAAGAGGTATTTGCATTTGACCCAGACGAATTTGAATATATCGAAGAATTTTAAAACAGGAGGTATAACACCATGAAAAGAACAGAAATTGAACAGCAGATCATAAACCATTATTTACAGTTTATAACAGGCACAGAGGTATACAATGGCGGCAATCAAATAAGATATCACGTCGGCGGCAACTTTGAAATCGTGGTCAGCAAATGCGACCACGATCTAAGCTACAAGCATGACACTATGAGGCTGTGGCACAAAGCGGGATTTATAAAAACCATGCTGCCAACACATATCGCCGTTGAAACATACTACTACGACATCAACGGCAACTGCTGGGGACTGTACAACGTTACACACAAACTATCAGATGACGGCCGCAGACGTGTTATTAATTTTGATTACCTGCGTGAATGGACGCAGGACAATATCAATGAACTGGTTGCCGAATGTATTCGTATGCGCGAAATGGGCATCACACACCAAGGTGAGGCGGTGACCGCATGCTAATAATTGCTCTGCTTCTGCTCCCCGTTCTGGTGGTTATCAGAACGGCGAAGCGTTATAAATAATCGTTCTAGGGGTTGACGATATCAGCCCCCTATATTTTCACCCGCCAAGGCTCCGACTTTGGTGGGCTTTTTTTGCCTGCTCTGCTAATCGTGGGGTGGGCGTTGTTATTCTATTCCGTCCCTTGCCACCTATTCGCCCGCCTATGCGGTCCGATATCACGTCCCTATTCTTTACCGCTCAACGCTGTCCGACGGCTCTTGCGACGTACTGGACGGCCTAGCGGTGATATCTTCGCAGTATTGTTATTGCTATGATGTTCTACAATGTCCCTAGCGTGTGCCGTATGACGTTCTAGCGTGTTGCCTATAAAACTACTGCACTAAATGTTAAAACGTCATATGGGGCTTGCTAGCCGCCTTGTGGTGTGTGCGTGATTTTTCGATAAAATCACCGCCGCCCAAAGGTCAACCCCTCAGGCGGCGTGTTTTCGGCTGTTTTCTTGCCGGTTTTCTGCTCATATTTATTTCGACTATTGCGTGTGAAAATTTTTACGTTTCCGTGCGCGTTTCATAGTCGCTTGATAGTCGTTTGATAGTCGCTTGCTATTCCTCAGCTTCCGAAGCTTCAACGTCTATGACCTCAGTTTCTTTCATGAGCTTCTTTGCAAGCTCATCATCGGTCAGATTGTCGCCAAGCTGATTGGTCTTTGTGACCTCAACTTCCTGCTTGTCGGTCATGCCGTAATAGTTCTTTGCACGGAAGATGTAAGTCACAGGATTGAGCTTGCCTGCTTGCACCAATTTTGCGTCAAAAGCACGCATAAAACTCTTGGCATTTTTTATTATTTCGGACGTCGAAACGTTCAACTCCCCCTCATCAAACGGGTGTGTTCTGCCTTTTTCCCAATCCCAGATAGTCTGGATTGAGTAGCCAGTGAACAGGCACATTTCCTCAACGGTAGGAACGATATTATTTTCAGCACAGTGTTTAAAATACTTATCGAGTCTATCTGCGAGTTCAGCGTTTGATTTAACTTTTGGCTGTTTGTAAGCAACATAGACTTCTCTGACCATTTTTCCGACAAAAGCACCATCTTTCGCAAGAGCTGTCTTATTGGACGTACCGAAGTTATTTTTACCGCCTCTGCCTTTTACAACATCATTTGCCATTCTGAACACCTCCTTGGATAATTTCATTGATTGTGCGACAGCCTACCTTGTGAACGCGATAGACAGTCGAGGGTGAGATACAAAGTCGCTCGGCAGTTTGTTCCTGCGTGAGCTTTTGAATGTAAATACATTTCATCACAGCATAGATATGCGGGTCTGAAATGCAGCTGAGATAATCGGCGTAATTGGACATTATAAAACCTCCTTATGACGGATATGACGGAATGACATGACTTTATGACAAAATTTCGTTTTTTCTATATGTATTTATATTTATTAATATTTGTACTTTATATAAAGTATCTGTCATGCTGTCATAAGCACCCCGCAAAGCTAGGAATATAGGGGCTATGACAGATGACGGATTACCCATGACAGATGTGGTTTTATATCTGTCATAAGCAAGAACAAACGTGCGTTTTGTGAATTAATTATTAACAAGCGAGAGCCCATGACGGATTATGACGGATAACATGTCGGATTGCGCAGATACATCTGTCATAGGTGGCTGTCATGGGCGGTCAGAGAAGTTCATCAAAGCCGTCGCCGTTATAAATGCTGATTTTCTGCTGAGAATCCTTGAGCTGATAGCCTCGCTCTTTCATGTTGCGCACGGCAATTAACTTATCTTCGGTAAGTCGTTTGAATTCTCTGCTGAATGACGAAAGTGCTTTGGCGTGATGACCTGTTTCTTCACACCATGTGCGGTAAAACTGATACAGCTTTGTGTTGCTGATATAGTCGGTGCTTTGAGTATTAAAAAACTCAGCATACGGCTCTTCGGAAACAAACTCCGAAACAGGGTTGATAACCTCGCGGAAGGATTGTTTAAGGTCCTCAGAGTCGTCCGTTACAGTGAATGCGCTGGTTTGTCTGAGGCGGTTATAGCCTTCGAGTATCCAGTTGAAGATTGCAGGCTTGTCTTCAAGGAGCTTGTCCTTGAGAGTGCGGTCTGCTTTCATTTCGTTCGGCTTGTTGGGATCCGGCTCGTCCACAAAGCGGCGTGAGAATTTAACAAACAGCATACGGCGTTCAAGGCCATATGAGAAATCCTTGAAGTGCGGAATATTGTTGCACGCAAAGATAAATTTTGTTCGTGGAATAAAGTCCACAAAGTCCTTATGCTTGAAGCAGCCTGAGATAGCACCGCCTGCAACGACTTGTTTGAAAACGGACTCTGCGCCCTTAACGTCTGTGTTGGTTTCCTCACCGAAGTTGACGAGAGAGTTCATCAGCTTAATGCGTTTGAAGTCCTCAACAAGGCCTGACAGCTCGAAAGTCGTTTGAGCGTCTTTCGGAAAAATGGATTGCAGGGTTTCAATATACACGGACTTGCCGTTTGAACCCTCACCGAGAAGAAAAGCACAGGACTGCAAGGAACAATCTGTATAGAGAATATATCCTGCTATCTCCTGCAAGAGCGACATACGCTTAGCGTCGCCGGCTGAAACATCGTATATGAATTTGTTCCAACGTTCAGACGTTGTGCCGGGGACGTATGGAAAATTGAACTGAACTGTGAGCATGTCGGACGGAGAGTGCTCACGGAATGTGAGGTCTCTGAGGTCTAGCGTGCCGTTGATGAAGCTCAGGAGAGGTTGCTTATTAAACTGTTCCTGCGTGATACAGTCGGTGCGGAGAAGCTTTGTGATTGATGTGAGCTTGCTGCCTGTGCGATATGAACCCAGCTCACGGGATATGTAGCCGCCGATGACATCGTCATCGAGAGCCTGCCAGTAGCCATGCGAATATTCGTAAAAGCCCACGTTGGCAAGATATCTGAGATTATGTCGCTTGGCAACGTATTTTGCTATGATATCCTCGTTAGGGGATGCGAAGCAGGACTTTCGCAACTCGTTGAGATAGTCGCTTGACATCTCAGGACGGTATATCGAGATGTTCTCACGGATAGCTGAGAATAAGTCTGATAGCTCAGGCTTGGCTACCCAGCGTGCGGCTTCGTGGCAGAACTGCTTGAGTTCCTCGCGGTCCGTAAGTCGCTTGGCAAGTTCGTTGACGCCTGGTGTGGCATTGTCAACGAGATCTGCAAGCGGATAGCCGTGCGAGTAATACTCCGACACGTCCTTGAATGCTGGCGGTATAGCCGCTACCTTGAAAGGTATGCGGTGTGAGAATAGCTGCTTGCCAAGTTTAAGAGTGAATTTTTTGCCAGGCTCGTCGGTGTCGAAACTAAGCAGGACGTATGGAAACTGCTTAGCGGCTGAGATTACCACAGGAAGCTGTTCGCGATTAGATTTACTGAAAGCTCCGCCCATAGTCGCTAGTATCGGATAGTTTTCCTGCTCATAGCTTAAAGCATCAAACGCTCCCTCGCAGATAACGAGAGGGAGGTTGCTCGACGTGCGATTGAGTGTGTGCATACCCCAGATAACAGCTCGGTCAGAGTTGTCTGAGGCTGGTGGCTTGAGATACTTGACCTTCTGCTTATCTGACGTTGCACGAGCATTCCAGGAAGCTATATATCCGTTCTTGAAATAGGGGATACATATACGATTAGCAGCATAGTGTTCAGCTATTTTGTCGGGGAGTTCTACGCGATAGCCCTCGCCTGTGTAGCCGATTTTCAGGCGGTTAATGGTCTGATCGTTGATGTTACGGCCATGCAGATAGTCGATATCCTCGGGGCGCAGCTGAGAGTGCCACTTCTCAACGAGTTTTGTACGAGAATCAAGTGCGGATTTCCAATTGTCCGTCTGATAGTTGAGGGTTACTCCTGTGAGATCTGCGAGTTTATGGAGTGCCTCTGATCGGTTCCCGTTGAACTCACAGTTGGCGCAGAAGTCGATAACGTCACCGCCCTTGGAGTCTCCGTGGTCATAGTAATAATCGTCGTAGACAACGAACGATGACTTGTTGTTTGCTGAGGACCGCAAAGGGGATACGCATCTGTCACCTGGTTTGTTTATTGCAAGACCTATCCTGCGTGCGTACTCGACGCAGGTAAGTCGTTCTTTGATTTGCTCGAAAGCTGTTGCTGACATTTAATCACCTCGTCTTGGTATGCTTTCAGTGCTTTCAGTATTTGCTGAGCTTTAATTCCGTCAGAATAAGTCGGTTGCTCGGTTTTGGATTTGAGTTTACGATAGTCAATTTCATCGTCGAACGATAAGCCGAGTGCTATAAGATCTGCTTGTCCGCATATCTTGGCGTCTGATTTTAGATATGCAATTAGTTTTGCATATCTCTGTGAGCCGATGCTGCAATTCAAGCGCAAATGTATCAGCATACATTTCAAATTGTTTTGCAGTGCAAGAAAAATCTCAGCAGGGACCTTGCCGTTAAGCCTGAAAATAATATCGTAAGTGTCGCTGTCACTGATGTTCAGCTTGCGGCAAAAATCTTCAACGCGGAAATCGTATGCTTCTGCATCATAGTCGTTCATATGCGCCGTAAATTCGGCATACGATGTTGTAAAGTCAGTTATGGTCTTTTTGTACCAGTCGTGTGGAAACAGCTGTTTGAGAGCTATTGTCACAGTCGCAAAGGTCTTGAAATTTGCATCGACGATGCCTTTGAGCTTGCGGTTTCGCTGGTAATCTCTGATTTTTTTGTTGGTCATATGGAATTACCTCGCTTATGTGTGATTATGTGTGCCTGCCAGCAAGATGAGAGATAGTTGAGGTTAAACAAACAAGCGGGGGCGACTCCGTAAGTGATGCTCGCATGGCTGCTGCTCAACTCTCTTGACTGAGAGATACTACGCACGGTGCTGGCGTGGCCGACGGTACAAGAACGAGGGGTAAGCGTCCATACCCAATCATCATACTTAGGCATAAATTTTCTGTATTTTCTGTACTGTTCGCAATCGATAAGTGTGACATAGTCTTCAACGACACCGTACTTATCGTCGCCGTTATCTGCTGTCAAGGTAGAGAAATCGGCTAGCAGTGCACCTTTGTCAAAATTCTTGTCAAGAAATTCACCGTTAAGCCATTTTCTAAGTGATGATGTTCTCCAGTTGTTACAACCGTCCTCATATTCATTGTTAAACGGCATATTGGCGATTACCTTAGCGGTCACTGCAAAAGCCGTTTCGTTTCCTACATCAAGGCAAACCCATTCGATACCTTTGTATTCAAAGTGGTCTCCTGCTTTGATTTCATTTATCGATTTTTCTTCTGACAACGCAGAGCGGATTGCCGCTTCAATTTCGTCAGTGTGTGCTTCAACAAAATTGTTTATGATTTTTTTGATGTCCATTTATATACCACCTTTCAAGAGTTCGGGATTGTCATAAACGTTTCCGTCAATTTGTAGTTCTTCACCACAAACACTGTCGAAATCAACTGTGAATGTAGAAAAGGTTATAATAAATTTTGCCGTATCATTGTCCCACTCGACTTTGCCATAATCTTCGTCATAGCTGTCCCAAACAATATCCCCCTCAAAAATCTTATTGCCGTTCGTGTCGGTAAGACCTGTGTACTGACCGACAGTTTCAGGGTCAACTTCGGCTGTATATAATGCACTTGCATAATTGGGAATGATATAGTCTTTTTCTTTTCCTATCCAACCATAGCGGCAGGGATAGCCCTGAACCCATTCACCATTGTCGGTGCGTTTGCCACGAAATAATATTTCTCGCATAACATCCTCCTACTACTTCCTTGTTTTTTTGTTATGTATTTATCCAACCAACAACAGGTGGATCGTTGTAATTACCCTTCTCCCAAACAAACCAAGCATAACATTTTGCCGACGACATCCGCTTAGCCTTTCCGTCTTTATCATATATAATATTTCCATACTTGTCTTTTGCATTAAAATCTCCATTCATTCCACAAAGAAGTCTTTTAGCTGCGACCCATATTCTTACTGGTGGCTTATTTTTAAATAAATCAATCCTGCTTTCACTTTCAAGAAACTGTATCGGCAAAAACATTGCGACCTTTTTGCCGTCTGCTATAAGTTCAAGAGAGTGTTTTACCCACTCTAATGCCTTTGAATATGGTGGATTTGTAACGATATTGTCCCCCAGTGATTTATTACACCTGAAGAAATCAATGCCGCCTTTGCCATATCCCCTTTCCATAAGATCTGTACAAATGACTTTATACCCCGATTTTATCATTGGCTCCGCTAAGTGGCCCTCACCACACGCATTTTCCCATATACTACCACTAAAGCTCTCGACTTTTAAAAGTTCTTCAACCGCTTTTGGTTCGGTGGCATAATAATCATGTTCAGCCCTATCGTGGACTGTATGATTGCTAGCACCAAGAGTTACAAAAGTGGTTTTTTTATTTCCTTTCCAATCTTTGTTCATATGTAATTTCCCTTTGTATCTCATTCTTCAAACTCCTCCATTCTAGCTCCGCAGTTAGGGCAGTATGGCGTTGCATTGTATTCATCATATCCGCACCAACCACAGACCGAACATATAGGGATTTTTAATGTTATACGTTTCATCATAATCATAATTTTTTGATGAACGTTGTTATCGTCTACAATAGTACAATTATGACCATTAGTGTACTCTTCTTTTATGCCAAGTTTGTTAGTCGGTACAAGTTTTGTGCGTTCGTGAAATATCCACTTTCCATGTTTGACCTCCTGCACGTCTGCGGTAGGCTGTTCGTTGATTATATCGGCAATGCTGCTGTTATCACCCAGAATGCCTGTTATGCCCTTTTCGTATATCGGCATACACGCCGCTGATAATTCGTTAATCAGATTGTCTGCATTGATGTATCTTGCCATATGTTATACCTCCAAATCATCAAATGTCAGCTGGTTGAAATCTTCGCCTAGCCACCAGCGAAAAACGTCTTGCCCTGTTTGCCATGACATTTTAGCTGATCTCCCAAGCTTTTTTCTACGTTCTAGCATTCTATCAAATGCCGTTATATAATTTTGTTTGTATTTCGGATATCGTTCAAATTCAACGTATCTATGTTTCCCTGCTATAGGACAGCCAACGCAACCTATACGATTAAAACCGCATTCATACAGCGGATTTGATTTGCAACCATAGTAGTGCAAAAAATCCCACACATCATCATCAGACCAGTCGACTATAGGGTTTACCATAGTTTTCGTTGTGCGATAGCAGTGTTCAACCAACCTACGATTTTTGTCGTTATCATCATTAAAAATGATTCCACCCTGATACGTTTGTTGATATTCTGTGCCTATTTCATCAGCTGTTTTCATCGTTGATTTAGGTTTTCCGACAACTTTAACGACGTCCACTGTTTCTCTACGACGTCGACTTTCAGACCACCTAACACCCGTGACAACAACACGTCCTGTGCCGCCACGTTCTTTTAATTCGCTGCAGCAATATCTCGCAAGGCGTGTCGGAGGCATTAGTTTTTTAACAATCAAATTCCACATTGTAACATGATTGCCGTTCTTGTCATACGCCTTGTCAATTCTGACATCTGGCTGAGATTGAATATACCTCACAGTTTCGGGCGCATCAACAGTTGTCAAATTATGTACTGCTTCAAATTTAACACCTGCGAGTTGTGCCAAAATTTTGATACAGTCACTATCTTTTCCGCCGCTATATGCTAGATAATATCTGTCCGCAGGTTCAAACGCTTTCAAACGTTCGATAGCCTTTTGTTCTTTTGCACTATCCATATAGCCTCCTAAAAAGTTACAGTCACATTCAACACTGCCGCCGCTATCCAGTAGACGGCTTTCTTGTAGTCTTTTTGTGCGGCATATACAACTGCCGCTCCTGCGTCCAGCAGAATCAGCAGCAATGGGAATATGTATTCGGGTTTGATTTTTACCATGTTATCCCTCCTCAAATCTCGGACACTCAGTCACAGTGTATGAACGTATCATACCGCCCTTTTGCCCCTTGTAAACCCTATGATAGTGCGTCTTCCAACCGACAACAGGTTGTCTGTCTATCGACCAACTGCACCCTGTTATCTGCTCACCTGTTCGCTTGTCGCTCTTTGGCACTGCGTGTTTGCAATACCAGCAGAGTGTTGTAGCAGCACTGCATTTCACAGCTTCTATCTTGTCCTTGAAGACTTCGCAAATAGGGTGCTGATAGTTGACTACTCTCGGACAAAATCCCTGTCTCGTGCCATACTTGCACAGCCCGTATTTTCCGTTCTTCCTGCCGCAGTTGTCAGCCGCCCTCTCAAAATATTTGCAGCTTGTGCAGAATTTGTTGTTACCCATGTTATCACTCCAACATCTCTAAGTTTATATATATAGATAGACTCAGTACAGCGGTAACGATTGTGTCTACACCTCGTGGCTGTACTTCTCCATACATTAAAATCTCAAGTATTTGCCATGATAGGCCGACCAAACTCCATATACCAACTGCTGTGAGAATTTCTTTAAAAATTTTTATTTTACTCATATGTTCCTCCTTTTGTGTTCAATGTGTGAAAGTCCTGCGTTTTGTTTGTTATGCCCATTGACAATCATATCCTATGGTGATATAATGTAGAAAATTTCAAGAAAGGAGTGATAAAATGTTACAGCTGCTGCAGTCCTTGTGGTCAACGATTAAGATTTTTGCATTTGCCTTTGTGAAATTCGTTGATACCGTCCCTGTCCTTGGTGGTCTGCTCATAGTATCGATTGCCGTTGGGCTTTATACATTTATCAAGAAACGTTATCGAATATAATCTTATGCCGCCCTATGGGGCGGCTTTTTCTTTATTATCCATAAAGTCAAACAACGTTGGTACGTCTATCTTATCCTCTTCCGCTTTGCAGTATCCTACGCCGTCACGGAAATAATCAGGGTTAAGCTCAATGCCTATTCCATATCGCCCCATTTTAATTGCAGTCATAGGAGTTGAACCTATTCCACCGAATGGGTCAAGCACAACATCGCCCTCATTGGAGTACCTAGTGATAAGGCGTTCGATTATATCGAGCTGTAAAGGACAAACGTGCATTTGCATATCACGTCTACGCTGTTCAGCATTGAGCGTCCTCATTCGGTTGATATCGTCCCAGACTGTATCGTTCCAGCTCGCAGGGGCGATTACCATAAACGACGCTGGTAATTTGTTTTCCTTGTCAAGCTTTTCTGCCAGGGCAACGTGTTCGTCATAGTTGTAAACATTGCTCTTTGAAAACTGCGTGTATACCTTTTGAAGCTTGTTCACCGAAACTTCTTTTAGTTCGTCCTTTGTCACAAGCCTATCACCGCTGGATCTCCAGTAAGCATGAGCGTCAATCTGCCAACGTCCTCTGCTGTAATCAGCTTTGCTCTTTGTAACAGGCGTGTCTGCATAAGCCTTGCTTGTATCTGTAGGGAGCTTTCTAAAGAGCAGGACATACTCTGGACAACCCACTCCCATTTTTGAGCCGTCCTTGCACTGTTCTGTCCAACCAAGGCGATATGTCTGATTGTTCTCACGAACAACGTCAGTTGTAATTGTAATTCTGCCCATATAGCGGAAGCCGTGTTTCATGTAGTGCATAACAGTCAAGTCGCTGAACGGGTCAACAGTCGGCATTCCGTCACCTGTTGCATTGCCAAATAAAATTCTGTCCTTAACGTGTATGCAAGCTACTCTGCCAGGTTTCAGCACTCTCAGCAGATTAGGCGTTAAATAGTCCATTTGCTTAAAGAACCTGTCATTATCCTCGTTGTGTCCAAGGTCATTGTAGCTTGGCGTGTACTCATAATGATTGCCGAATGGGATTGAAGTTACTATCTCGTCAACGCTGTTGTCGGGCATTTGTTCAAGTTCCCATATGCAGTCATTGTTTATGTATTTGTAGTGATTACCCTCTACTACCACTCTTTTCACTCCTATGCTTCTTTTCATTTTGTCAGAGATGTTGTCAACGCTTGACAAGCCGTTTTTGCGGACTATCTCAGCCATTTTCTCAGATTGATAGTCGAAACGTTTCCATTTGTCGAGCAGCTGTTTTTTTATCTCGTCTTCTTCGTCCATGTAGATTATGTCGATTGTCACTTCATCAGTTTGCAGAAACCTATATATGCGGTGAACAGCCTGAATGAAGTCATTAAACTTGTAGTCGATACCGATAAATATTGCCCTGTGACAATGTTTCTGAAAGTTACAGCCACTTCCGGAAAGTATCTTCTTTGTCGCAAACAGCTTTATTTTGCCGTTAGCAAAGTCGATAACTCTTCGTTCTCGCAAGTCGATATCCATAGAACCATAGATATCAACAACATTTGGTATCTGTCGCTTTATCTCGTGGCGTTCTTCTTCAAGGTCATGCCAGATAATAAAGCTATCTTCTGGGTTTTCAGCTATTATTTTAGCTGCTTCTGCAACACGCTGAGATATACTTTCACGCTTTATCTTTGCTTCGTCCTGCAAGCTAGCTGTAGCTTCATCGAACAGTTTGCTCTGGCCGAACTTATCGACTGACAACTCGTCTTTGCTGGCTGCAAGCCTGTGATAGTTGATTTTTAGCTCAGGCAAATCATATCCCTCGTCAGAATATGTGGGGTTGACATCTGACGGCTTTGAAACAAATACAGCCCATGAACTTACCCATAGCCAAAACTCTTCTTCCTTGTGAGGGTACAACGTCAAGTTGTTAGCCTTTGTGCTGTCACGTTGAAAGAAGCGTGTCAGAGCCTGTCCTGTGTCCATGATTTCAAGATATCCAGCATAGTGGATAAGTTCCTTATACTTGTTAGGGTCAGGCGTTGCGGTTGCCACAAGCTTATATGGAACGCCGTTGAACTTCTTTAGAAATTCTTGATAGGTTTTGCTGCCGAAACTTCTCAATACAGCAGCTTCGTCAAGGGAAGTAGCAGTGAAATACTTTACATCGATATCTCCGTCACGAACTCTCTCGTAGTTCGTTATCATGATATCAGCCGAACACGACCTCACCTCTGCCATGGTTTTAACATATGTAGGTGCGTCATAGCCAAGTATCTCAACAGCGTCATGAACAAACTCCTGCTTAACACCCAGAGGGCATATTATGAGGGCTTTTCCGCCCTCATGAGTTATGACCTGTGTACACCATTCCAGCTGTATAACTGACTTGCCTAGTCCGAACTTTGCAAACACAGCACGCTTGCCACCTTTTACAGCCCACTTAACAATGTCACGCTGGTGAGGCTTGAGTGCCGTGTTTATTTTCTTGTCTGGAACATCAAAACCGCTGTCGGTAGCAATAGCCATTTTAGATTTCAGAAAATCTAAGTATTTCACCTATCAAATCTCCTTTCAAACTGTTTTATGCTCTTGAATTTGTTGCAGTTATCGGGAGGGCAGTTTCTTTTCTCACCCGTTGCAAGCAAATATCCGCAACACTTCTCACCATATATTTCAGTCGCATATATGCACTTGCTTGTCTTCTTGCATCTTCCTGTTCTCGTTCTCATTTCTTATGATCACCTCTTAGACCTTCCAGAAACTTCGGAATTCTGTCATCAGCATTCATTAGTCCCTGGATAACGCCTATCATTCGTATAGTCTTGTCAAGCAGCTGTTCTTTCGTCATTCCGCTCAGCTCGGACGAGGGAGAAATGACCTTGTTTATCTCGTTTGCAATGTGTATCTCTGTCTTGAAGATATCTTCCCACATCTGCATATTCTTAACACCTGCAAGGTATTTCTTCTTTAATACCGAAGCCTCATCTTTTGTCACGATAGGGACTTTGTTCTGTATATCAGCGGGGAGCTTGCTTACAAGACAGCTCATTTTGTATCTAGCGTACAAGCAGTGCATTTCCTCATAAAACATATTTTCCGACATTGACATATTTTCTGGCAAATCGCCCTCTTCTTTCAAAGCAACGATTTCGATTTGTTTTAATCTTTCATCAGTTGTTGGCATAGTAGTTTCGCCTCCTCAGCGGACCTTGCGACCCCGGCAACAAAGCCGAGGTCACGCATACGGTCAATAAATATTTTCTGTTCTTCTCTCAGTTTTCCGTCGGCATTCTTACACTCTATGAATGCCGTTTTTCCACCCTTTGCAAAGCACACCAAATCAGAAAAGCCTTTAGGCAGTCCGTCTACTTTGCGAGGATTGAGGAGTACCATTGATTTAAACTCCTTTGAGTAAACCATTTTCCCCTGATAGAATGTGCCTGCGTTTGTCCTGAATACAACGCTATCTTGTGAAGATAACGCAAGGCGGATTTCGTTCTGTATCTCGTGTTCTGACTTACTCATTTCTAGGCTCTCCCATAGTAATAGCAGAGTATGAGAAATGTTCCTTAGCCTCTTCATACACCTTGAGCATATCTTCGCTCAGTGTTTCCTTGAATGTATTGGTAAGCATTTCAAATGCCAGTATCCAGAACGGAACGTCATACTGATTGATGTGTGCTTCTTTTATGATCTCGCTTGTGATAATATCAATTGCCTTGAGCGAATTTACGTTGGCATCAGCAAGCGTAATTGCAATTGAATTTACAGGATTGGTGTCAATACCAATTGCCTGGCTACCTCTCATCATTTAAACCATCCTCTCTGTTTTGCTTGGACATATGCCCATTGTGGCTTATATCCTCTCATTTTTGCAAACGCAAACAGTTCTTGAAGCGTCTTGCAATCCTTGGCGGACTTGTATTCCTTGACCTTGTCATCTGCTTCTCTACGTTTGCTTTCCTTTATTTCTTCAAGCTCTATCTGCTTGATATTTTTTATTTCCTGTCTGGTCAGTTCCTCAACCGCTCCACAATATGGACATTTCTTCGCAGATGTTGGTCTATATGTAGCAAAGCATTTTGAACACTGCCGTATCTGTAGCGTGCCGTCTGTGCTATATTCCTTTTCAGGCTTTGGAACGCTGTTTAAACTCCACTCTCTGTCATCATCAGGCAAGCCGTGTCGCTTGTAGTTGTTGACGTGATCGAGAATTATTGCCGTCTTGCCCTCTTTCGGGCGCATACACCGCATGGATTGCTGGATAAACAACGTTAAGCTCATTGTCGGTCTTAACAGTATGCAACACTCGCAGTCAGGGCAATCGAAGCCCTCTGATATCAAATCAACGTTGCAAAGGATTTTTATTTTTCCTGTCCTGAAATCGTCTGTAATGCGTTCTCGCTCGCTCTTAGGTGTGTTGCCGTCAAAGTGTACAGCATTAATTCCAACCGTTCTAAACGCTTCTGCAACGCTCTCAGAGTGCTTAACGGAAGAACAATAGCATATCGTTTGAAGCCCGTCAGCATATTTGCGATAGTTCGCTATAACATCGCCAAACACCGCTCTCGAGGAAAGTAGCTCAGCTGCTTGCTGTGGGTCAAAGTCCTTGCCCTTGCGTTTGAGTGCCGATAGGTCAGCTACGCTCGGCGCAAAGTACCTATAAGGGGATAAATATCCCTGAGCAATAAGCTCTTTGGCGGTAATGCCTACCACCATATCGTCAAAGCAATCTTTAAGTGGCTTGTCGTCAAGTCTGCTTGGCGTTGCGGTCAGCCCAACTACGAATGCCTTTGGAAAGCGTTCAAGTATTCTCTGATACGTCCTAGCCGTTATATGGTGGCACTCGTCAATGACAATGAAGTCAGGTGCTTTGTACTGTTCTGGGTGCTTGTCAAGAGCATTTGCAAGTGTGGCGACCATGCCCACAAGAATTGTGTTGCGCTGAATGCCAAAGCGGTCAAATGTTGCTATGGTTTGATCGAGCAGTTCTTTTCTGTGTACCAAAAACCACACTGTGTTGCCCTTGTCCTGCGACTTGTCAGCCATATATGCGAATATGGCCGTCTTGCCAGAGCCTAACCACAGGGCGCAACTGCGCAAATGCGCTTCCGCCCTGTACTCATAAGCCTCCTTACTTCATTAATAATTTTGTTTTGATAATTTCTTAAAGTTAGCATTGTTTTCACATCAGAATGGTACGTCGTCGCCATTGAATATTTCCTCATATCCGTCAATACCAAGACTCTGCGTTGCAGGTGAGCTATTCTGACTTGGTGCAGGCTGATTTTGTGGCGGTGTATTCTGCTGTGGTGCGCTCTGTGATGGAGCTGAACTGTTTCCGCCCTGCTTTGGTTCACCTGTGAATGAAACGTTATCAACATAAACCTCTGTCACATAGTGCTTTGTGCCGTTTTTATCATCGTATGTACGGCTTCTCAGCTGTCCCTCAAGGGCTATCATTCTACCCTTGCCGAAATAGTTATTGATAAATTCAGCAGTCTTTCTCCACGCAACGCAGGTGATGAAATCCGTCTGTTTTTCTTCGCCCTGCTTAGTGTAGCTTCTGTCAACGGCAACGTTAAATGACAGCACTGCTGTCCCGTTTGTTGTTTGCTTGAGTTCAAGCTCCTGAGTAATTCTACCCATTAAAATAACTTTGTTAAGCATTTGTCTCCTCCAAAGCTCTTGCGTCAACTATTCTGTCAAGTATCTTGGTGTCCTTGCACCAATCACACCTCTCGCACCTTTCGGCTGGATCCTCGACTGTTTTCAGCTTAGCAAAGTGTGGTGTGCGTTCTTCAACAAACGCAAGTTTTTCGTCAAGCCATTCCTGTGGAACAGCGAACACGTTAAAATCTGTGTGCTTTTCTTTTGTGGCGGCGGCTATGAAGAATGGCAACTTTTTGCCTGTATTCTGACGAGCTATCTCTTGATAGATAGCTCCCTGAATGTCATATCCCCAGTATCGAATGAAGCTCTGTTTCTGTTTCTCTGTATCGTTCCAAAGCTTTTCAAAGTCCTTGACGACCTTTAGGTCAACGATTGCCTTGTCAGGGTGATAGCTGTCTATCTTTATCTTGTATGGCACTCCTGCGATTTTACCCGTCATAATGACCTGCTTTTCGCCTGCCATATACTTCATGAACAGCTTGTCATTCTCCACACGCTGGATAATACTCTCAGCCTGTACATAATCAGCCTTAAGCGTTCCGTCACGCTTAAACAGCTCTGGGTGCTGAGCCTTGAAAACGTCAAGCGTTCCCTCAAAGTGAGCGTCAACGTATGAGCCTACGAGCAGAGCAGTTGAACTGTCACGCTTGTAATCACCTGCAATGTCCGCAAGTGTCCTTTCCTCGCAGTCACAGAAACTCTTGAACTGTGAGCAGCTCATATATTCCAGGTTTGCCTGCTGGGAGAAGTAATTTTCACTTGTCAGTTGTATCACAGATAAGTCACCTCCAGATCATCACTGTCCGTTGTGCGAGTTGCGATAAACTGCAAGCCCTTTTCCTTGCACTTCTCATAAAGTGCAAGCCTGTTCTTTTCGGAAAGCTTCTCAGCTCCGTCAATCAGAATTATCTGTAGGCTGTTAGGCTTGCTGAGGGCAACATCAACGCAAAGCTGTAACTGCTCACCCTCTGACAGATTGCTGACGGGAAGTCCATTTATGAGAGGTATGCCGTCTTTAACTGTCAAACCCTTAACGGGTATTGTTGCTGTCTTAAGTATCTCGCCCGGAAGCTCTCTTGCAAGCTCAATCTTGCTTGTGAGCGCCTTAGAATGTTTTTCGAGCGTTTCAAGCTCGTCCTGCATCGACTTCATACGTTTGTATTCGTTGAGGTGCTTTTTCATTTCCTCAGCTGTCTTGACCTCAGCTTGCATTGCAGATATGTTAACAAGCTGCTTACCTGTGTATTCATCGGCTACCTTGATGTCGCTGTCAAGCTTTGCGACTTTCTCTCTGTATTCGCTTTCAAAAATCTTAGTCTTGTCTGCTATCTTGTCTGAAAGCGAATTGAGCTTGTCCTCAGCCGCCTTGATTTCGGCTTTCTTGCGCTCGATTTCGCTAGTCAGCTGCTCACGTTCTGCTGTGATAGCAGATTTCAGATTGCTTACTGCAATTTCCACTTCAGCCTGATAACCTCTGACCTTGTTGTCATAGCTATCTTTGAAGAGCTTCGCCCTCTCGATGCGAGAGTTGTATTCCTGTGTCTTTGTTATCTTCGTATAGGCTTCGGATAGGTCATATGCTTCCCACTTTTCAGCCTGGAAGCCCTGCGGGATATCCTTTGCGATATCAGATATAAACGCTGTTTTGTTGCGTATTTCTCTGTTGATATCCTGTCTTGTCTGGAAGTAAACGCCCTTTTCGGACTGGATATCGTTCAGGACCTGCAATATATTCTGCTGATAATCAACACCCTGCGGAATTTCACCAAATTTCTCCTTAATCCAGTTCAAATCCCAATCGAACTCAATGAGGTCAAGAATAATTCTGTTCTGCTCCTGCCTTGACATCTGTGTAAACTTAACAGGGTCAATCTGCAGTGGCGTGAACAACTCTCTGACAAATGCTTCGGGGCTTTGAACAGGTTTGCCGTCCTGTCTAATGTTCTTGTAGTCTGCCTGATTGACACGCTTCTTGCGGTCAATAGTCAAACCTGTGTCGGTCTCAATGAAGATTTCACCTTCGCTTTCGCCGTTCTTAATGACATAATCACGGCTGCTGTCATTGGTGAGAGCGTACTTTATGCTGTCGATGATAGATGTCTTACCTACGCCGTTTGAGCCGGTAACTTCTATTGAGCGTCCGTCCAGTTCTGTTTCAGAAATGCCAAACAGATTTTTTATATGAATTCTCGTAGTTTTCATTTACAGTACATCCTCCACTTCTCTCATTGCAGGCTTTGAAGAGTCCTCAACTTCGCCCTCGACCTGCACACCCATTAATGTTTCAGGGCAGTGAACCCTCGCGAAAAATGATGCTGCACGATATGCTAACATCTGCTCGGGCATATTTCTCCACTTAGAGTTGGAAGTCCACCCCTCTGCTTTTGCCATAGCCATTGTGACTGTCGTTCCCTCAAGCACATCGCCGTCTTTGTCAGTTGCCTTGACGTAACAGCCTCTGTCGTCAGTACCTTTTGTGCCGACGTAAATAACCTTTACGTCTGTAAATTTTGCTCGGATAAAGCTCAGGCAAGCTTGCCCGCTCCAGCTTGGTTTGCCCTTGACCACGAACATTGACTGCATGACCATCATCGGGCTTACGCCCATACGATTAGCCATGTCAATGGCTATTGCGGTATCAGCGACCTTACCCTTGTACGCCTGCGGTATGATATCCGCTTTGCACAGTTCGCTCGCCATTTTGAAATACCGGCGGAAGTCTGAGATAATTCCCGTGTCAGTATGCGATGCGAGCTGTGTCTGTGTCTGCGTAGGTATCTGCCTGATTTCTGCCTGATTTATGTCGATGATTTCATCCATTATATTTCTCCTCTCTTATCATTGTGAATATGTGGTCTTTGTAGCAAAACCACATCTCGGTTGTTTTGTAAACATCATCACCGATATGGTTGTATGATGTAACAGTGTGCAGTGGCGAATATACTGCATCTGCAAGTGCCTTGAAATCGTCCTCGCGTGCGAAAAGTTCAATACGTCCGCTTGCGGTTGCATTGTATATTGCTCTGACAGCAGGGAAGTTACAATCATCGGCTACTTGTGCAAGAGTATCAACGCTGGTGATTATGCTGTTCAACTTTTCGATTGCTGTCATTTCGCCCTCTCCTTTCCAATAACGCTGGTTCTGCCAGCTTAAAGTCTCTGCAGGGGTAACGCCTGCTACTCTCCAAACACCCTTTCAGGTGCTTGCAATCCAAGCATGAATAGCTAGTCACTCTGTTCACCTCTCAGCCTCCTGATGTTGTCCTTGAACGCTTCAATATATCCTGTCAGGAATTCGTTTGGATAATCATCAAGGGCTATTTTCGCCATTTCCTCTATTCCTTCTTGACAAATGTCAAGCAGTGTGCTATCATCAAGGTGTGTTGAACTGGTATCTTTTGATACCTCCGAGCTTGTGCCTGTTGCCGCAGGTGCAGGCTCATTTTTCATGTATTCGATAATACAATTTAGAAAATTAGTAGCACATTTCTCATCATCCTCAAGTGGGCACGATTTACAGTCGGAATCTGTACAAGATTTAGCCACATTTATGATATCTTCTTTTGTTAGTTTCTTATCCATTCTCAATCTCCTCCCACTCAAATCTACCTTTGCCGCTGTTACGCCACTGACCGATACCTCTCAGCTTGCCGTAGTCTAGCCACTCTCTTACGGCTGTTTCCATATCGTCTTTCAAAATCTGGATTGTGAATTCGACTGTCGCCCCTGCAGGAACTGTCTCAGAATGTGCCAGTGCAACACGTTCGCCCTGCGGTGTGCTTGCTCTGAGTGGCCTCTGGCATTCGCCCATACCACCCTTGAATTCGTATGGGATTTTTCTTTCCTCAACGAAAACCAGTCCGTCGATTTCTTTCTTGTACGCCTTGATTTTTGAACTAGCCGTGCCTGATACCTTTTTCAAAACACCGCAAGCGTCCTTGAAAAATCCCTTGACCTGATAATCCCATAGAAATGGTGTGCCGTCTTCCAGTGTCGGGAATACCGTCATAGATTTTTCGACCACTTCCGCTACACCAAGTGCGGCTATCTCTTCCTCACGGCTCTTTGCGTCGGGTGCTTTTGACGCTATGTACTCGTCGTGGATTGTGGTTGTTGCGTTTGCCGTTCCCAAAATCTCTTCGGTGAACGTCAACTTTACTTTGATTTTTTTCATGCTCATGTCTTTTGACCTCCGTTAAACGTTAAATTTATTTTTTTCTTGCTTTTCGACGCCATACTGTGCCGAACTACGCCTTTGCTAGTCACTGCAGTTCCTTTGCTAATCACTGCTATGCCCTTGCGTCGCTATGCTTCTCAATGCCTTTGCTAATCAATGCCATTTCTTTGCATGGCACCGCCAATCTGCACCCTGCTATGCCTTTGCCTCTCGTTGCGTGTCAAAACTTCGCCTCGCCTTTGCTTGTCGGAACTTAGCTTTGCCTTTGCTTATCTAAACGGTGCTGTGCATACCTAGCCCTAGCTACGCAATATTTTGCCAGGCCTTTGCGTGGCTGTGCAGTGCCCCTGCGAATCATAGCTATTCTTAGCCGTTGCGAATCTATGTCAATCAATGCTGTGCCGTTGCCCAGCAAATCGACGCTGTACTTTGCCCTTGCCTATGCTTTGACATTCTTTGCTAAACCCCACTGTGCCGTGCCGTTGCTCCATGCTATGCAAAACAGCGCCTTCGCATTTCGTAGCCGTTCACAGGTTCGCTTTGCCGTAGCCAATGCTATTCATAGCAAATCCGTTGCATTGCGAATCTAAACTCTGCCATCGCTTTTTTCATCGTGACTGTCATCATCACAGCTACATTTATGTTCCCATTTGTGCTGGTCTATGATACATGCTATGAACAGTATCACGGCATAGAAAACTGTCAGTATCACGATTGTTGCGCCTATCATGCAGGCTATAAACATACCCTCTGACACTTTACCACTTTCCTTTCGTCTGTATCTCGACTTTGACAACAGGCTTTGAAGCTTCCTTGATCGCCTGCTCCAGCTCCTCACGGATTGCGGTTTCGGCTGTCTCCTTGATATTTCGATATAGTCCGTAGACCGCCAGTGCGAATAGTGCCGTACATAACGCTATTGCAGCCACAAATCTGACGATCTCTAACGTTGCTATCATGCTGGTCATTTTCTTATACTCCTTTCCTTGCAATACTCCGCAAAGATTTCTTCGGGGTTCGCCCCGATTATCCTGCAATATGTTACTATTTGTTCGGCATTCATGGTGCCGAACTGCCGTTCCCACCTGCTCACGGCTGTCTGTGCCATGTTCAGCCGTTTTGCGATCTTTGCCTGTGTAATATCGTTATTGGCTCGGATAGATCTCAGCCGTTTGGATATCACGTCATTGGCGGTTATTTTCTTTGCTGGCATTTTTAACATCACCCCTTGTATCTTGCCGCAGCAAAGTCAATGCACATTTCTGCAACATATCTCAGTGACGTTTTGCTTTTGAATGCAAGTTCACGGAGCATTGTGTAATAATCTTCACCAATCTGAATGACCTTTGTCGGTTGCTTTTCCTCAGGGAAGATATAGAATGTGTCTGATGTGTCGTCAAAGATTTCTTTTGCTTGTGGTATCTCAACACCGAGAAGTTCACAAAGCTTGAGTTCCGTTGCCTTGTCCTTTATCGTTGAGCCGTTTATCCAACGATAAATACTTCTCACGTTTACGCCACACAGCTTAGCAAATTCCTTGTAAGTTATGTGATTGTCCTGACAATAGCTGACAATAAGCTTGCCGTACATTGTTCTCCCTCTCCTCTCTAAAGCTCTATGTGCAGAGCCGCTGAAATAGCTTTCGCCACGTTATCTGAGCGATCTCGGCTATCTGTGTTACTCATGAACACGTTTATTGTGTTCTCGCTGTAACCTGTCAACTTAGCGAGATCTTTTCTCGTCATGCGACGAAGTTTAAGTTCTGCATAGACTTTTGCTACGAAATTCTGATAGTTCACTTTATCACCTCCGATATTGGCTTGTTGAGTTTTAACGAAATGAAGATTTCATTTTCATTTTTCAACCTGTTAGCAAGAGCTTTCTGTTCGTCAGTTTCAGGGTTTTTAAGCTGCCATTCTTCAAAAGCGGTGTATCCATGCTTCCTTAGAATATTGCACACCGTTGTTTTACCAGTTGCGCCTTGCTTGCCCGAAACAATGATAGGGATATCCCTCATTGCAATTAAGAAATCTTTCTCAAAGTATCTTGCCAACATATACTCGATGCTGTTAATTTTCAAACTTTGTTCACCTCCAAAACACATAAATTTTGTAAAAGAACCTTGACAAATTAGATAAAAAGAGCTATTATATAAGTGCGACCAAATATAATATAAACAAGCTATTTTGAAAATTGGGACTTTCAATATGGCTTGGTTTTGTGTTGTCTTTTTTGTATAATTTCTTTTACAAACTTATTATACATTCACAAAGTGCGTTTGTCAATAATAAAATGCACTTTATGAATGTTTTTGTAGCATATTACAAACTTTTAATCATTAATATGTTAGTTTTATACAAAAGAAATAGTGATTTTAAGGAGAATAGTTATGTTTTACGATACGCTAAATGCACTTTGCGAAGAACGAGGTTTAAAACTTACCAATGTTATTAATGAACTTGGTTTTTCGAGTGGAAACCTTTCACGTTGGAAAAGTGGTATTACTCCCAAGGGAGCAACAATAACCAAGCTCGCTAATTACTTTGGCGTTTCTACCGATTATCTTTTAACAGGCAAAGAAAAAACCTCTGCAGGCATTGAGCTATCCGCAGAGGAAATAAAAATTATTGAATTAATTAGGAGTCTTTCAGACGAGAAAAAGGAAATTTTCAAGAAGTTTTTAAATTCACTTTAAATGGGAGGTGTAGTTATGCTCCAAACAATACTTGTGTTGCTTATCATTGTTGCGGCGTTTGCGTTGACAATGGTAATTTTAAAAGTGCAGGAAAGACACATCAGAGAAGACGGGGCAAATTACGAAGAATACATTTATAAACGTGATCTTCGCAAGAATAAAAATGAGCAAATTGCTGCAATAGTGCTACTTATAGTAGGCTGTATAGCAACTATTGCTATCGGAATTGCAATTAATTAAAAAAATTAGGAGGAGATATTATGAAAAAAATTATAACAGGGATAGTTACACTTACAATGGCGTTAGGTATGACAGCTTGCAGTGACAGTGGTGAGAATAATAACAGTACGACAACGTCAACCACAACCTCAACTGCAACCGAAACTACTACAGTTGCAACTACGCCGAGTGAAGAAACTACAACCACAACCACAACATCAGCAGATATCACTACCACAACAGAGCAAACAACAACCACTACTGTCACAACTACAGAAGAAACTACCACCACTACTGCTAAAGAAACAAAAGAGCAGGTGCTAATAGATAGCAACGGAATAAAAATCACGTTTAAGGGAATGGACTATAGTGACGGAATATTCGGACCAGAAGTTAAGTTGTTAATTGAAAACAACACTGATAAAAATTATACTGTACAGGTGCGTAATTTTTCTGTCAATGGATTTATGATTGAAACTTCAATGTCAACAGATGTAAACGCCGGCAAGAAAGCTAACGACACTATAATAATAGAAAATTGGTCATTGGAAGATAACTCAATCTCAGCAACAGATTTGCAAACGTTAGAGTTTAATTTTAGTATTTTTAACTCTGATGATTGGACGGATAGCTTTGACTCTGAAACCGTAAACATTCAACTTTAAAATAAAAAAGCCAACTCAAATGAGTTAGCTCAGAACTATGTATCTTTTGTTTGTTTTTGCTTTAGATCCTCTCCTTGTTCCTTGGCGAGTTCAACTAATTTGTTTAGCGCCTTTTCTAACCCGTCAGGGGATAAGGATCTCAGCTTTTCAATCATTTCTAGCTCTTCGTCCGTTATCTTCATATTAGACCATTCCTTTCCCTTTTCACATAATAATACAATAAGACCAATATATTGGCAATAAAATTCCACTAAACAGGAATTTATTTGTGAATTACAACCAAATCTGCAAGCTCACATTTGAAGAAAATTACCAAAAGCACTATGGTGTCTATTCTTGGTACACTTTCACCTGTTTCGATTTTCGACAAGGCGGATTTGCTAACACCTGTTCTTTCCGCAAGCTCAACGAGAGTTAGACGTGCTCTCTTTCGCAATTCTTTCAGTTTAATTTCGTAGAGTGGCATTTTATATCACCTCGGGGTTAGCATACCCAAAGCTGATATAATTATTATAGAACATTTGTTCGATGTATCTAGTATATCCTATATTACGACGATTGTCAATAGGAATTTTAAACCTGTCCGCATTTTTGTACTACATAGAAGAAGGAGCATAACCATGGGATTACGTTTTAGAAAATCAATTAAACTTGGCGGCGGTGCAAAATTGAACATCAATAAAAAATCCGTCGGTATGAGTGTCGGTGGAAAGGGCGCACGATACACTGTCAACAGCTCAGGGCGGCGCACAAAGTCTGTCGGTATACCAGGCACAGGGCTGTCATATGTATCAACATCGGGTGGCAGAAAGTCGTCAAGTCGTAGGTCTCATGACCGTAAAACGAATGGCACATCAAAGGGCGGTTGCCTGCTGGTAATAATCATTTTCTGTGCTATATCGGTCATAGTCTATGGAATAGCGCACCTATTCGGCTATAGGCGGCCGACAAAGGTTGAATGGACTAATGACAACTATTCTATCGCACTGAATGACTATAATCGTGACTATAGCCACATAATCTATTTGCGAATCACAGGTGAAACCGACGCAGAGGACGTTGACCCGAAAGATATAAAAATTGAAATCAGTAATTCTGACGTTTGTCAGTTAGAATATGATGATAGCGGTGCATATGTCACCTATGATGTGAAGCCCCTGAAAGACGGTTTTGCGGACGTGACCGCCACATATGACGGTGTGACATCTGACCCTATCACAATCACGGTTGATATGGGCGAAAAAGTCACTACTACCACCACAACAACTACTACCACCACCGCAGAGCCTGAAACCACCACCGAAGCAATTCCTGTGATAACTACCGCACATGATCCAGCCGAAACAATTGTGTATATCACGGCTTCGGGTGACAAATATCACAACCAATTCTGCAGATACTATGATGATACCTGCACACCAATGGCCCTGCAAGACGCACAGAACGCAGGCTACGAGCCTTGCAGGGTGTGTGGTGGGTAAACATACCATAATAAAAAAAGCCCCCACAGAGCGACCTGTGAGGGCGTGTACAACACCGACAAACCACAGCAAATGGACAGTAGGGTAGTACCCTATTATCTTAGCATAAAATCAAAATTTTGTCAAGATGTTTAGGAGGAATTTTACATGGCAACAGCAAAAAAACTGCCTAGCGGAAACTATCGTGTTAGGGCATATGACAAAGCAACAGGGAAGTACAAATCGTTCACGGCAAAAACCAAAAAAGAAGCCGAGCTAATGGCAGCAGAGTGGCTGAACAGCACTCAACAAAGCGAGGACGAAAAAACGTTTCAGCAAGCTGCAGAGGAATACATTGAGATTAAAACACCTGTTCTATCGCCTACCACGATACATGAATACAAATCGGAACTCAGGAACCATTTTGACAGATTTGCAAATATGCGGTTAAATGATATTACGCCACAAATGGTGCAAGATTGGGTGAACAGCATTGCTGTCGTAAGGTCTGCGAAAACTGTAAGAAATGTATATGGCTTCTTCACAGCGGTAATGACCTATCATGATATTGATATAAAATTGGGCAAAATACGCCTGCCACAAAAAACTAGAACGTTTAAAAGCTTGCCTGACGCCGAAACAATTATTGAACTGTTTCGTGGCACAGATATTGAAATACCAGTGTTGCTTGCAGTGTGGGGCGGATTGCGAATGTCAGAGATACAGGGAATACGCCGCAAGGACATAGTTGGAGATATCTTAACGCTGTCGCAGGTGCGCGTTATGGTTGGCAATAAACTGACAGTAAAGAAGCAGGCAAAAACATATAAGAGTAATCGACAAGTAAGACTTGGCAAGCCGCTTGTTGAGTTGATTGACGCATTGGAGCTCAACCCTGATGATTATGTCGTGCAGTACAATCCTAAGCGAATATATGACAAGCTCGTAAAAATTACAAGGTCAGCAGGGTATTGCATTACTTTTCATGACCTGAGACACATCAGTGCAAGTGTTATGGCAAAGCTGAATATTCCCGATATATACGCAATGGAGCGGGGAGGTTGGAGTAATACCAGCACACTAAGGTCAGTTTATCAGCAGACTTTCGATGATGATCGCCAACGTGTCGATAAGGTTATCGACGATTATTTTCAAAGTGTATATGACACAAAACATGACACGAAAAATGCAAAATAGCGTAAAATCGTGCATTGAAAGCTGATTATAGCAGGTTCAAGTCCTGTCACCCGCACCATATTGGTGAGACTAAATGGATGCTCACCCTTAAAAGCCCGTATTTACG